CAGAGACTATATCATCTCTACTGCCAACATGCCAAAATATTTGCCAAACTTTCTAGCCGCTTGCGTAATCGCTTTTGTGTGCTGGAGCGCGTTCGTTCATGACTCGTCAGAGTTCAGACGAGCGCAAGAGCGCCACTCCGCAGGGAGCCGCTCAAACCCATATCTTCCTGACATCCGTCGCGATATGGACGCTTCAAGATTCCTCACTTCTGGAGGAATCCGAAAGCTTGAATATCTTCGAGAGATTCCATGTGAAATGCTGATCAAGCCTGCATGGACGTACCACCTTTTCGCTGGAGAAGTGTGTATGAACGGAGGTGTGAAAACTTGCCAATTGCAATTCCATCCGCGTAACAGCGTCGATGAGGGCCGTTACTACGCCCATGCGACCTGTGGTGTCGAGAGAGTGTTTTCAATAAACCAAAAGATAGTGTTCTACATGTTACCAATCATAGCATTCATGATCCCTTGCTTAAAACTCTTTGTCGACGCGTATGCCGATTTGGCCATTACCATTTCAAGTTTCGTACTCTGACTACTACTCAAGATGTGTGCCCAGCCTTCCGACTACACACATATCAAGACAGCTTTCGCGAGCACGCCAATTCCCAACTGTAACCGTGCGTCTCACCACACACACCCTGAGTCTGCTATGCGCCGAGGATCCGCCTCCGCATTTTGCACGATATTAGGACCCATACTTGGTAAAATCCCATACTTTTATCAGCGCAGCCGCGCCGATGAGAGGTGCAACAGATTAGGATCACGAATCTTCTTCTGGGCTAAAGACCTCAATGCTTCTTTCACCCCCGAGAGAGTCCCCAGCAACGCACTCCGTTGCTTGGTTGACGTCGACTACTACGTCGACATGCCTGAGTATTTAGCTCGGAATGTGTCCCCTGTCGTGTTGTACACCTTATGTCCCGACCAAGCCAGCAAATCAACCGGCGATTACACTTACTGCTTCACACCTGACAACGAAATCCGTTATTCTGTCAGCGGCGGCGCTACATATAAACATCCTTTGTGGGACTACTCTGGCGACACACTTGTCGCTGAGAAATACTACTTGTGGGGTTTGATATGTCGTTCCACGTCATATTACATTGAACGCAGAAGTGTCAACGCTGATCACCAATTGGTTTGCCTTATTCCAAAAGCCACACTCCTAATGCCATTCATATCTTTGTCTTGGTTTGTAAGCCACGATCCCCTCACTCGCTTCGAACCAGTCGTCCGACACGGTGACGACGATTTCGTGCGATTTTACATCCAGACAAGGGAAGGCAGGAAAGTAACCACTGGCGTTTGCAATGAGTATGCGTGTGCTACTATCCCCGTCGCCATAGACTCGTCTCTGACAAACCACGTCAAGACCAGCTCTACGAATATCACCAATGCTTATGTGAAAATAGCAACTGGAGACGATGATAATGTAGCAAGCACCACCCTGGTGAGATACCACCGCCAAGCCACTGTCAAGCCGCACCCAGTAGTCTTCACCCTCAAAGAATCCATTAATCTATTTGGATTCTCCGTCCATGAAGACGAAAAGCCAGCCATGACTCCTTTCATGTCCGCCCTCACTAACGGATGCTTCATTCCCAACGTAGGAAAATCTTGTGATGACCAGTCTGTCAAAGGACGCATCACGGACGTCCGCAACCCGAATGAACCCACTGTGAGCGGGCCAATGATCAAGTACCAAGCTGAATTTCTCGAGTTCTTAATTCCAGAACCACATCGTCTCATTCCCGTAGAAGAGGAGGATGTGTTTGCTAGGCAACCTCGACCCAGTCAGCAAGCCATCCTTAACCGTGCAGCCGCACTAGGAGGCCTTGACAAAGACACGCCCGTCGTGTCGTTCATGAAACGCGAAGCTTATGCTAAAGTTACAGATCCCCGCAACATATCTACAATTCCTGACCGCAACAAATTAGCCTACTCAAAATACACCTATGCGTTTTCTACCATTCTGCGTAAACAGAAATGGTACGCGTTTGCCAAGACACCATTGGAAATCGCGCAGAGAGTCGCTGAGATTTGTATGGCCGCTCTAAGCCATGTGATAAAGACCGATCTTGCCCGTTGTGACGGCCGTATCGGACATGTGTTTCGTGATTTTGAGAAGGCCGCCATGTTACGAGCTTTCGCCTTAGAATACCATGATGAACTCTTAGAAGTCATGTCCACCCAGAAACAACAGCGTGGGCGTACTGCCACTGGAGGAGGATACGAGACTGGAGACACTAGATTGTCCGGCTCGCCTGAGACCGCTGAGTTCAACACCCTTGACAATGCCCTGATGGCTTACGTGACATTCCGTAAGGCCGGATACTCCCCCGCGGAGGCCTGGGCCAAGCTTGGAATCTATGGCGGAGACGATGGCCTCACCCCAGACGCTCCTAAGAGACTCTATGAGACCGTTGGAGAGACTACAGTCAGGTCCTCGAAGCTGAAACCGTTAACAAGTATGAACCAGGAGTCGATTTCCTCGCTAGACTGTACAGTCCCAATGTATGGCTAGGAGGAGAAGATTCTATGTGTGACATCAAACGTCAGATCAGTAAATTACACGTCACTGTGACCTTACCAGCCCAGGTCACGGCGCTCGAAAAGTTAGAGGAGAAATTGCGTGCATTCAAGTTGATGGATAACAACACGCCGATTTTCAATAAGCTCATTGGAGCGTTTGAGAAGAGGTACAGACCATTACTTGGAACGACAACAATGCACGGCGTCGCCAATTATTACGGCACCTATGACGCTAGCGTTCAGTATCCGAATTCCAACGAAGGAGACTGGATGATTGACGAGCTAAACAGAACATTTCCAGAGTTCGATAATAAGACCTTTGATGAGTGGATACAGGCCGTAGAAGCGGGCCTGAAATCCATATTAGAACCTCCCATGTGCGCGGACGTTCGACCTGAGAAAATTTCACCACCAGCAGTGGCTGTGGTGGGAGGGGAGCTGGTTAGACCACCAGCCGCGGCGGCAGTCGCACCCGCTCAGGAATGTGCCCACTATTTGAAGGGGCGCTGCTCGTATGGCAAGAAGTGTAGGTTGAAACACGTAGGAAACATTAAGCAAGATAATGTTAGATGTTCCGATTTTGCCAAAGGCAAATGCAGTAGGTCAAACTGCAAATTTGCCCACGTAGCCAGTGCCTCGTCCGGGGGGCCTGGCTAAGAGCCATTATGTGGGTTGGTCCGGAACAACCAACCCCGCGATTTCGATCGCCAAAGCCACAATTATTTCTATCCTCGTTCCCCTAGAAATACGCTAACCCACTCGCCATGACTGAAGTACCCTCCCCGACGGTTATTGACAGTCCTACCCCCTCTCGTCCCACCTCACCTCATTCACCCGCTTTTCATCGCATGCGCACTTTGGCAACGATGATGACCAGCATGATGAAGGAAGCTCTTGACATGTGCCAATCTGAGTTTGTTACTCAGGAGGACATCGCCCGAAGTTGTTACTACACTGTGTTTGATTCCCTTGAAGATGGTGATCATAGCACAGAAACTTTTGATAATATCCTTGTGATTGCACGCATGGTCGCCACCCAAGTGGAGCCCATCCGTGCGTTCTATGACTGCACGGTCGAGAACTTCGAAGCTGAAATCGCTGAACTGTCCACCACCTTCCCAGTTCCTGCGACCACTGCTGCGCCTTTCGCATTCACTCCTCCCGCTCCACGCCTTGTTTGTGTTGAGACCAATCCTGGTCCTCCAAAATCCAGACGCCACACGAAAATTACTAAACGTGGCATCCTCCGGACTAAGAGACGTACCCACGTTAAACCTCATATGTCAAGCGCTGGAACAGAATTCCAAAATGGCTACCTAGCCACGTTGAACAACCCCTTCGAATATGGTGGTATGAAGCTCGGATACGATTGCTATGTCGCATCTGACCTTTCTACTGCGTACGTCCGCGGGAGCTTTATCGTCAACGCTGATGGTACCTTCTCCATCGTTTTCTGCCCCAACGTCACATATTTGGTGAGCTACAACAACCAAGGTGCTGCCACCACCACCTACACCACATTAAGTGCAACCAACTCTGGCACCATCGTGTCAAACTACGGTTCAGCGCGTGTTGTGTCAGGTGGTGTGAGATGTTTCCCTAACACTGGTCCTGGTGCCACCAATATTGGTGTCATGTATGCCGGATCAATCCCTAACATCTCCAAAGGTGGCATGGTGTCACTATCGCCATCCGTTCTGACCACGCTTCCACAATCTGAGATGGGAGTTGGAGTGCACGGAGCGTGTTTCTTAACACGCCCTGTCGACAACGATTCCTTCGTGTTCTCCATTAACCCCCTCAGCGTGACCACCAGTCTCGTCGGCACCACCTCATCGGGTTTCATTACTGGAGCAGGCTTCCCCGCTGGCACTGTGATCTACTTCGAGTCTATCCTCAATTTGGAATGTCTCGCGGGCGGATTATCAGGGTCAGTAGCAGTGAGCAGCAACCGTCCCAACCCTGAGCCAACAGCTTCTGATTATTTTCCATCTCCCGAGAGCCTCCTCGCTAAACTGCGCCCATACATTGCAGATGCAGCAGTTATGGATTTTGCCGAAGCTGCCGTCAAAACGGCAGTAGGCGTAAAATCTGCAGCCAACAACATCCGCAGTATGTTTGCCCGCAGCCGCAACACCCGCGTAGGAGGAAACATTACTCCATACAAGACCCACGATGAGCTAGCCCCAGCACCTAAAACTAAAGACTACCGATGGGACCCCAACGTCTCCAACGGTGGAGCCTACGTCAAAGTTGCTGAAGGGCGCGCTCTGTTCTGGGATGCTAGCAGAACCGCTTGGGTAACAGATGATGGATTTGTCTTCTCCAGAGATGACAACCCCGGTCCACGACCATCCTCATCTTCATCTTCAAGCAGTTACAACCCTCCGAATCCCAACCCCTATGATCCTGGCATGGACGAACCTGTCATTGTCCCCTAAAACCATCATATACCAACCATCACCTACCACCCCAGTCTACCGAGTGACTGACCACAAGCACCGCCTAAAA